CGGCGCCGGGCGCTGCTGGAGCTGGCCTGCGGTGCCATAAGACCCGAGGCTGGTCTCTAATTCCTCAAGTTCTTCTTTGCCAATTCTCTTAGGCCAGAGAAGCTCGCCTTCCACAGTGCGCTCATCGCGGATCGACAGATGCGGATGGTCAGATTCAAAGCGAGCCGGCAGACAAAGATGTGTGTAATTGTGATTCTTGGCAAGAATGTGGCCTGTCAGGTCCCGCTCGTGAACCCGCTGCATTATGATGACATAAGCCCCGGTTCGCGGGTCGTTGAGACGCGTCTGCATCGCCTCGTCCCACCAGGTAATGACACTATCTCGGACGGTCTCGCTTTCTGCCTCACGAACGTTGTGCGGATCGTCAACTACGATGATGTCACCGCCCTCGCCAGTCAACTGCCCGTCGACTGAGGTGGCGATGCGGTAACCTTGCTGATCATTATCGAACCTGATCTTGGTATTCTGGTCGACCGTCAGCTCGAAGCGATCGCCCCAATTCCGCTGATACCAAGGGCTCGCCATGAGGCGCCGGCACTTGACGTTATCGCGAATCGACAGGGCATGGGCGTATGAAACGAATAACCAACTCGTCTGCGCTCCTAACAGAGTGCCAGGTGTGGGTTTCTGACACCAGGACCACGCAGGCCAGGCCACTGAAACCGAGATGGATTTCATGTGGCGAGGTGGAATGTTGATGATGAGGCGCCGGATCTGCCCCCTGCTCACCGCCTCGAGGTGTTCGCAGATCGCGTCGATGTGCCAATTATGCTCGTATGCTGCCGGGTCGGTATAGGGCCAGGCCTGGCGAATGAACTGTGATAGACTCTTCTCCGCTAACGCCCGTCGAACGTCAGTCAGACTGGGGTTCGGCCTTGGTGAGGAGGTTTTCAAGCTGCTGGAGATCATCGATACTCAGAATGCTCAGATCCAGGGTGTGGTTCACGACGAGCGGCGCATTGGGGTCGGAGGACACGACCACCTTGTCGCCGTATCCACGATTCTTGCCGATAGTGCGCAGATAGAAGTGGACGCTCTTCTCTGAACCTTGATCAATCGCCGTGAACAGCTTGCCCTCGGCCTTGTCGATCGACTCCTCCCGTATTTCCTCGAGGACCTGCTGCATCTCGGGACTGTGTTGGACCCGCAGGTGTATAGTCGAGCGACCAATACCGAGGAGTGCTGCGGCGTGGGCCATAATGCCGTTCGTCCTGCGCAGAGCGTCGATTATGTTCTGGTCAGTCGGCTTGAGGTATTTGTGGAGTTGCTTTTGCTTAGGGAAAGGTCGACTCATACGAACATTTCCCACCTATGCAGAAAAGTCCGGTGCCAGCCGTGATTAGAACAGCACCGGCGCCGAGACGACCACACGAAACGAGATGCTGAGCGTCCATATGGCGGGTATCGGGTCATTAGGTCAACCACTGCTTCCACCACGGAATGCGCTGTGCGTAAACGGCCCGGAACAGGCCCTTTACTGCTTCCCATCGCGGCCCGTTATCATACCACTCATGTTCAGTATCAGGAGTCATGTCAACGGCTCCGTGTCAAAATACCCCGAACCCTGGTCGACTCGTCCCGCACCTTGGCTGCCACAGCCTGGGCCGCTTGCCTGGATTGAGATGCCGCCTCTCGGGCGTTGCCCGTCACCGCAGCCCGAAGCGCGTTTGCCGTCGCTTGACGGGCCTGGCCACAATAACCACAGGACAAATGTATCAGACCCCGATTGTTAACTTAGCAAAGGCGCGGAACGCGAGGAACAGGACGGCACCGGCCAGCAGCACAATTCCAATCTCGATGAAAATCTTCACTGCGGCAAACGCCGCTTCATCATCTCAACTCGGCCGAGGGCTGAAGCCTGAATAGCGACTGGTGTCTGGAGCCTTGCCAGGTCCCGGGCAAGAAACTCGATCACCTCGATCAGCTCCTCTTTAGTTAGCTCGTCTATGGGACGGCCCATCCAATAAGCCACGCGGGGCGAGGGGTTGTCATCTTTCATTTCTTGCGCTTCCGTTTGACTGCGGCATTGGCTGCACGAATCGCGGAGGCGTCACCTTTCCCGCGTTTCAGCATCGAGTTCGCAACCTTGGCCCACTGGCGCTTCTTCTTAGGCGTCGTGGCCTTCTTCGTGAATCGTCGGGCAGAGCGCGAGGTCCAGGGCATTCAGGACTCCCGTTTCCGAACAGTGCGCACCTCGTCGATCGTCTTCTCATCGAGGTGGCGCAGCTCGTTCTTTGCCTGCGGAATAGCGCGAATGATCTCGTCTAACTTAGCCTGCTGCGCGGCGCCGTCCCTGTTCTGCGACGCCTGCAACACAATCAGCAGAGCGAGCGATGCCAGCGAGATGGCGATGTTCACTCCATCAACATCGGTAAACAGAAAGCCGGCACTCACGAGAAATGCCGACAGAATGAGAGCGTAAGGACTCCCGACCCAGGCTGCTATCGCACAAGACGCCCGGTCGAACAACGCTCGCATTGTCCACCCTCGGGAAAATTTGGTGCCGTCGGGGCGGAATCGAACCCCCGACCTGATGCTTACAAGGCAACTGCTCTGCCACTGAGCTACGACGGCGGAAGTCAATCCGTCGTTCGTGTGGTCGGCGCGGCGCCGCTATTGTAACGTAACCCCCAACGGCGTTCAGGACTATGCCAGGAATCAATCCTTTTCAGGACGTCCATGGCCTTCAATTCCGTGACCACCGTATTGCTGTATTTACCTTGGGTCGCTTCCGCGCACGATAAAACGGTGGTCCAGTAACGCAAGGGACGAGGAAGGTGACGAGCAACCCACATCCAAAAATCTTCAGTCCTGCGGCTCATTTCACATCTCTCGCTCCAGGTCGGGTGTCATTAGGCCAACCATTGACCATATCAGAGCGCACAACAAAGATCAAGGTCGAACTCATCTGGATCATCTCGACCCGAGTCTGAACACGCTGGCCTCGCAGACTCCAATAGGTGCGCACGAGCCGGGCCAAACGTTCCGCTCCCGACGACGTTAAATTGTCGGGCGAAAGCGCCACCAACTCACCCAAAAAACTGGATCACCGTCATCACAATAAGAACGAGGCCGATCCCGTCCAGGGACCCGCGAATGCGGCGCAGGTTGTAAATGACGCTCGTCGCGTCGCTGTCCTTCATTTCAAAATTCCAACGCGCATGCGACTGTCCAACTGTTCCGCGCCCTACTTCGCTGGCTTCAAGTCGGCTAATCGAACAACCATCGACCGCACGGACCCAAGCATTGGGAAGAACACCTCAGCGTAGTTACAATTCTTGAACCGGGCGAACTCGACGAGGAAGTCGTAATCCTTGTAGATCAGCTCATCACCAGACCGGTAGTTAGGACGGCCCAGGGTTTCAGTCTCGAGAAGACCTTGGTCAGTCTCTCGATCCTTGATCGCGCCAACCACCTCTTCGTGAAGACGCACAAACCCCAGACCGTCCGAACGCCGTAAAAGGTCGATCATGCCGGGCTGGTAGCGTAATGACACCGGGTCACGCTGACTGTCCCGGATGAAGATGTATCGTGAGAAAAGCGGGCGGATGTCCTCGACCAGACGGCCTTTGATGACCCGATCAGACTTCTTGAACCGAGGCACATAAACCTCGACGCCCGACGCCTGGAGGAACGTTTGTGCCTTGTTCTCGCACGACGGTTTCGTGTAGCCGACGAGCCAAGCTGTCATGAGGTAAACATGCGTCCGCCATGGCCGAGAACTATCGTGGTGGTGAACGAAACACACAAACGGTGTTCGCGTCAACTACCCCCTCATCCTAGCTCTTTAATTATCTGCCTGCCTTTCCAAGCCGCCACCTGACGTTGTCTCCACTTAGCCGCGTCCTCAGGCGTGGCAAACCCGAGACGGGCTCGCATCGTCCCGTTGATCTTAACTCGAGCTTTGTAACTACCGTCCTCACGGCGGCACACGCCGTCGGGCAAACTAGGGTCGCGCTTGAACAGAGCCTTTGTCACTTCGCCACCACGACGAGCACCCTCGTTCATGCGGTAGATCATCTCTTCGGTCGGCACGAACTTGGTCATAACCCTCAATCCTCCTTCTGGATCTCTACGATCATAACCCACGGTCCCTGGCTTTGCAAGCCGGAACATGAGGCCCTCGACCCCACCTCAAACCTCGTCGCTTCTAGATTCAAAACCGCCGCTCTACATTTTCGAAACCGAATATAGAAACGCTCGATAGTTAACTTTTTCGATCGTCGGCCCTGTCCCCTTCTAGCCACTCTTCTTCTTCTAGATTTTTTAAAAGAGTAAGAAACAACAACTAACAGTCTTTGGGACGGGGTGGGAGACTATTAATGATAAAAGGGCCGGGACATACGTCTCAAACCCTAGAAGAGGCATGCAGATATAGAACGACGATCGACGGAGGACTTCTAGACCTGGCTGCGCGTTCTGGCTTGACTATAGAAGGGGCAGCGTGTTAGCCTTTGTTAACGATTGGGGCGAGACCTCCGTTTCCGGAAAGTCTCGCCCCGTTGGGCACACATGGAGCTGTGGGCAATGAGCATCAAACCACAATCGTCGCTGCCTGGCAAGGCCCGCCGCGCAGAAGCCATCCAAAAACTCAAGGAAATTCAGACATCCAACGACACGGAGGTGGCGCATGGCGCCGCGGATGACGTGTTGTGCACCCTACTGGCAGATCTCGGGTATGCCGATGTCGTGGCCGAGTGGTATAAAGTCTATAAATGGTATGCCTAAAGGAACAATGATCAATGATCGAGGTTGGCCCGGAACTAGCTGCCGTGATCCCGCACATCATTACCAGTGTTGTCTTCGTCAGTTTTTGGACGCTCATCATCTGGTGGGTGTGGCCATGACCCCCGATCCGCGTTCTTTCTGGAGGACGGGTTGGATTGCCCTGTTGGTGCTCTGTCTGGGTTATGTTCTCATGGTGGCTTTGTTCACTAGTCTTTTCGTGTTTTTCAGATAGGGAGATCCAACAATGGCTGACTGGGCTAAACTGCACCTCGTCGCGAACGCGATTGAGAAGGAAGACAGGGTCAAGTTCGACATGAACGACTACATCTGGGTCGAGAAGGATTGTGGCACCTTGGCCTGCGTCGCCGGTTTCGCCGTCTTCCTTTTCGATCGCAAAGCCTGGAATGCGAGGGAGAAGGCTGAAAGAGCCGCCTGGCACGACCCTCATTTCAGTTTTGAGGTCAACCTGTTCGACATCGGCAAGAATGCCCTGCAGCTGACTGATCCAGAAGCGACACATCTTTTCACGTTCGAATACGTAGAAGATTCCTACGACTGGTATTACAAGGTCAATCAAGACAAGCCCCACACCGTCCGGGCTCTGCGCTGGATGGCCGACAACAAAGTCATCGACTGGCCGCGGGCCTGGGACGCAACCGAAGGGACCACATCATGCTAATTCGGTGGGATAGGATTCGCCAGATAGCTGACGACATCGACAACGAAGAGCAACTCAAGCTCCGGTTCAACATGGGTGAGTGGGGAACTTCGACGGCGACGTGTGGCACTGTTGCTTGCGTCGCGGGTTTTGCACTCCACCGATTTGACCCCAAGACGTGGCAAGAGGTTCTCCACGGTGCTTGGACCGATGTGGGTAAGGAAGCGGCACGACACTTCGGTCTTGGGAGGTGTAACGAACAAGAGCTGTTCATGGCTGAGGGTAGCAATCTCAGCTTTCACGCCATGACGGCCGACCCCAAACACGTGGCCCGGTCCCTGCGCTGGATGACCGACCACAAGGTCATCAACTGGCGTCGGGCCTGGGAAGCAACGGCGGACGCGGGAGCACCGGCATGGATGTTAGTAACAGATTTTGAGGATGATCGGTGATGTTTCCCATCGTCGTCGCCATGGCGATCATCCTGGGTGTGATCGTGGTCGAAGTCCTGGCCACTGCTATGCACTGGAGTGCCGGTCTCGCGTTCATGCTCGATCTCCTGTGGAGTTCGGGAGTCGTGTCGGTCGCAATGGCATGGAGGTGACGATGGCTGTGTTGCTGCATCCGTTCGTTCTTTTCGCAGGGGTAGTGTTATTCCTGGTCGGTTTTGTTCTTTTGCTGGCGATTCTTTTCCCCGACCCGAAGCCTGAGTGTCGAGAAGGGTTCGTTCCAATACGCCTCCCCAATCAAGGGTGGATGTGCCTTCAGGACGGTAGAAAATGAGACGCGTTCGACACACGACTCGTGGGACCACTTACGAGGTTCTCGGCGAGGGGGCGGTTCAGATCAGTGGCCCACCTCCGGAATTTGTTCCGTCCCGATTGATCAGCTGGAGCGGTCAGATGCCAATCAAGGATGGCGACAGGCTCACCGTTTATCGCTGCGAGCAGACTGGCAAGTTGTATCTCCGTTTCCCGCACGAGTTTGAAGACGGGAGGTTTGAAGATGTTTGAGCGGACCGATAACAGGCGCCGTATTCCCATCATTCAGGTTTGTGCCTGGCGCCGTGCGGGTGTAAAACTGTCTGAGATATCACAGCGCCTCGGCCTGGTTGACGGTGCGCGTTTTCACCCGGAATCCATCAGTGCTGCAATTCGTAAAGCCCGCTTGGCGGGTCACCCTGCCGTGTTGAAGATGGACGCGGCTCGAGGAGGAGGACAACATGGCTCGTAAAATTCCCAGACAACAAGGTAGTTATCGCGGCGAGCGGCGCAACGACGCCCGGCTCGCTTACACTCACGCCAAGACGGAGCGGCGCAAAACCGTGAGAGAAGGTCCTGTCCGACCTCCCCTGGTCCGTTGGCCGGCGATCTGGGAAGTTTACCAGCGCACGTGGCCGTGGGAGAAGCTGTCCAGGATGAAGCCCGCACAGTGACCGATCTCAAGACTGCCTCTTCCGATCTGGTCATGCAAACCCTGGCCTGGGCGCGACGCCATGAGTTTCGCCCGGTGCCGCTCCACCCGCGGTCCAAGGCCGCGATCTCGCGGGCTTATGTCGAGAAGAACTACACGCCTCCGCCCGACGACTACTGGCGCCGGAACGATTTCGGTGTCGGCATCGTCACCGGTCCATCTCACCACGGACCGATTGATATCGACATGGACTGCGACGAGGCGGTCTACTTCTCAGAGCGGTTCCTGCCGCACACGCCGGCCATCTTCGGCCGCGCGTCGAAGCCGCGCTCGCACTATCTCTACAAGGTCAATGCCGCGACCATGGACAAGGTCGCCTTCATCGACCCCGTGCTCAAATCGACCATCGTCGAGGTGCGGGCCGACGGAGGCCACCAGACGGTCTTTCCGGGCTCGCTGCACCAGGACACGGGCGAGCTTATCTCGTGGGACGCGACGCCCTTTCCGGACGTCCCTGCGGTCGACGCTGACCCACTGCTCGAGCAGGTCAAGCTCGTCGCCATCGCCACGCTGATCGCCAGGCATATCTGGATGGAAGGTCAGCGCAATGAGATGGTCAAGCACCTGTCCGGGATGTTCTACTATCTGAACTGGCCCGAGGACAAGACGGCGCTCCTGATCGAAGCCGTCATGGACTACTGCCACGATGACGACAAGACCCGTCGCCTGACCCTGGCTAACACTTACAAGAAGGCGGAACAAAATGGCAAGGTCACCGGTGCAACGACGCTACGAAAACTTGTTGATGAAGGGCTCGTCGATCGTATTCTTGATCTGGCCGGCTCTAAGTCCGTCAACATCCTCCAGGAGTATAACGAACGCTTTGCTGTCGTCAACGTCGAAGGTCGCTTTAGGGTCGTGCTTACGGATGTCGAGCCGAGCAGAGCGCCAGTCTTCTTCCTGAAGGACGACTTCATGAACATGATGGCGCCCGACCTGTCAGATATCGTGGGAGCGACGGGCAACTTCATTCCCAAGACCAAGATCTGGCTGGCGTCGGCGCGGCGCCGCACTTACTGGGACGTCGACTTCCTGCCCGGCGAGGAGGACACCAATGGAGTTCTTAATTTATGGACCGGATGGCCGGTTCAGCCTTCGCACCAGGGATCTTGTAGTGAGTGGCTTCGCCTTCTCCACGACAACATCTGTGGCGGAGATCCGGAGCTTGGACGTTGGCTGCTACATTGGTTTTGCCAGATTATTAGAGAACCACGAGAGAAGTCTCTTACTGCACCAGTCCTTATTAGTCGACCTGGTGTCGGAAAGTCCCTGCTCATTGGTTACTTTGGAGAGATTCTGGGACCTGGCTACACCGTCATTACTTCCGACGAGCACATATATGGCCGCTTTAATCGCCACCTCGCAACCACCCTCCTTCTGCACTCTGAGGAAGCTCTGTTCGGCGGTGAAAAGAAACACCGAGGTATCATCAAGTCTCTTATCACTGATGAACACCGGATTTTCGAGCAGAAAGGAATCGACGCCCGACAGGTGCGGAACTACCTGCGCCTCATCCTGACTTCGAATGAGGACCACGCGGCGCCGGCTGAGGTCAACGATCGCCGTTACACGGTGATGCGAATCCAGGCAGACGAGCTGCCCGAGAAGCAAAAGCAGGCTCTGCTCGCGGAACGACGCAACGGTGGCGCGGCAGCTCTCTTCCACTACTTGCTCAACATGGACTACGACCGCAACATCCCGCGCATGAACCTGCGCAACGAAGCCCTGGCCGAACTCAAGACGATCAACTTCTCACCAGTCGAGAACTGGTGGTATCAAGTCCTGCTGTCCGGTTCGCTGATGCCGGATTACTTGGCCTGGGCGCAGCGGCCGGAAGAGATGCCGTGGCCGGAAGTCGTCAGCTCTCGCGCGCTCTATACTTCCCTGGTCGTCTACCTGCGCGATCACAATGCTCGCAACATCCCGAATGAGAGCATCTTCTCCGCGCAGCTGTGCAAGTTCACCGGCACTCGGCTGGAGAAGGCGCAGCGCATGTTCAACAATCCGCAGGCCGACTCGGTGCCGGCCCAGGTGCGCAATCTGAACTCCGGGCGCCACAACACCATTCTGAACCTGCCGCCGCTTGCTGCCTGTCGCGCGGCCTTTGAGAAGCATTTCGGCCAGAAGCTTGAGTGGCCGGATGACATAGCTGACGAGGACAAGCCGGCCCATGAACGATATTGAGGAGCAAAGCCATGACCGAGACTGAGAAGCGAGTGCTTGAGTGTTATTCCCGCCCCGGGCTTCGCCAAGGCGAGCTGACACCGGCTCAACGGCGCGAACATCTGCTGAACCTCCGAGTTTGGACAAAAGCGGACGAGGACCACTGGCGCCAGACCGGAGAGATCTTGGAAGTGCGTGAAAGGAACCTGGTATGAAGCACAACCCCCTGTATCTGCGAGCCATCGAGCTGGCCAAGGAAGGCGTTCAACCGCGTGACATACGAACGCAGCTCGGGTCAGCTTCAGTCGGTTCGGTGAAAGCCATGCTGTCCCGGTGCCGGCGTCTCGGTCACGATGTGCCGCGGTTCATGCCCGACGGTAGTTTTCGGGATACCTACGAGCGTAAGAACGGAGATTGAGACCAATGACAGTCATGCGTGAACGAGATCCTTTCGCTTTCAACCGGGTTGTGGATGGCGAGGACGTGCTGGACTTTGCGAGAAAGATCATGCACGGTGACGACGAGCACCGGGCCTGGCTGCACGAGGCGGCTCAAGCCTATGTCGACGGTCAACCGTTGCCGGCGCCACGAGATGCGAAGCCGGCGCCGCCGACACGCCAACAGCTGGAACTTCTAATTCGATCCCGGTTGGAGTTGCAGGAGGGTCGTCCTTACCGTGGTGCTGCTACCTACCAGGCTCTCACGATCACCAACGAACAAATCGATTCGCTCATCAAT